TTCTTCTTTTAATAATTCCATTTGACGTTCTGGTGTTAGTTTTCCGTCGCTTAGAATCATGTTGGTTAGATCTTCGTAAGTATATCCTGCTTCTTCTAACGCTTTAATCGGGTTTCTTCTAATATCTGCTGGAACGTGTTCTGGTTCTGCTGGAATTTCTGGCTCTGCTGGAGTTTGGAATTGTGCCATTTTTTCTTCGAATTCTTGCATACGTTGTTCGAATTGCTTTTCTTTGTCTCTAAGGCTTTTTTCTTTTCTGCTTAGTGCTGCGAACTTTGAAGAGAATTGATCTGGTTCTGCTGATTCTTCTTCTTGATTTTCAGTTTCCGGTTCTTGTAGATTGTTTCCGTTTAATGTTTTTTCATTTTCTGCTTCAATACGTCTTTCTTCGAAGGCGTTTGATACTTCATTAGGTGTAACTTGTTCTACTGGTACATCACTAGATACTTGATAGTCTTGAGACTGTTCTGACATGGGTATTCTCCTGTTATAATTGCTGAGACTTGTCCACGATTTTCAATTGGAGTGTTAGTTACTGGAATTGAAGTTTGTGCTAGTGGTGGAGGTGGAGCTTGACCTTCTACAGCTTTTTGTAATAATCCTTGAGCATCTTCCATCCATCTTCGTAGAAGCTCTAGACGTGAATCTGGAGCGTTTTGCGCTCTGAATTTAAGATATGCTTGTTGACATTTTTCAATGCCTTTTTCAAGGTTTTGATAAGGTTCTGGAGTTTGATATTTCCCTTTATCCATCATTAGTTCGATCATACGGTCGATGTCTTCCGCTGCTGCGTTTAGTAATGTCATGGATGATTCTAGATCTGGGAAGTCTAGTAGTTTTAATCCTTCTTCTTTGCTGATAAATCCTGCTGTTAGAAGCTCTTGAACGTCTTGTAGTCTTCCTGCTGGAGTGTTGGATAGGGCTGAAGTTGGGAAAATATCCATAAGGAATTGATCTTCTTTCATGTCGACTTCTTTCCATTCTATTGTTTCTATGAAGTTTTTACCTTTAGCTTTTACTTTGTAGTTTATATCTTCATTTGGTTTTGAAGATTGTGCTGATAAAGATGAGATTCCTACTACTTCATATGCTTTTTGATATAATGTTTCTAGATGGTTGAATAGTTCTGTTGGAATTCCGCCTAGAGGTGCGTATTGAGGAGCAGTTCCTGCGTATTTGATTATTCCACCGATTTTATTGTTTAGGTGAGCTGTTACAATTTTAGAACTTGCTTCTACTAGTAGTTTAGGAATTGATACTAGATGCATAGATACTTGAATCGTTCTTAGGATTTTATTTATTTCTAGTTGTATTCCTTTAGCTTCTTCTGCAATTCCTGATCCCCAGAATCCGATTGGTTTTTCAGTCCATTTGAAGAATACGAATGGAAAATATGATTTATTATATGCTTCTGAGAATAATGTTCTGTTTCTAATAGTGATTACATGTCTTCCATCGTGCTTTATCGGATTTCCTTCTTCGTCTGTTACTTTTCCTGAAGGTAGGTGCCATGATTCTGTTACTTTGATCATGTCTTCTAGTCGTTGTCTTCCTGAAGATTCTCTATTGTCGATTGAAGTATTTGCTTGGTCTATATACATTTCATCTTCTGGGAACATTTCTTTTAAGACTGATTTGTGAATGTATTTTACTTGATGTATTTGTCTTGGATCTGTGTAGAATGATTCTTGATCGTCTGTTTTGATTTCTTCTGGGAATACTCTTTCGCAGCATATGTTTCCGTCTTGCTTTACGAATTTTATAATTCCAGTTCCGAATATGCAGGCGTCTTTGAATGCTTGTAATGATTTAGCGTAGTAATCGCAAGAGTTGAAAACTCCTTCGCAGTATTTTGTAAGTTTTTTAGCTTTTTGCTGTAATGTCCAGTCTCCGCCGTCTGTTAAGAATGATGGACGAGGTTTGTTTTTTGCCATTTTAGAAACTACTGTGTCGATCATAGATTTTACAATGTTTAATGTTACTCGATGAGACATGTTGGTTGTAGTTTCTGCACGAGAGTAAGACATTGAATCTATACCGGACATTTCGTAGTTACCGTATAGTTTCATGTGCTTTAGGTTTTCTTGTGATTTATATGATTGATCTCTATCTAGGTGGTCGATATATGCTGTTACTGCTTTGTGAGAATCTTTTTCGTCTTCTTTCCACCAGTTAGCTCCGGATGAGTGAAATAGTAGGTCTTCGTATTCTTCTGGAGTCATGGACTCTGAGATGTCTGCTAGAGTTTTGGTGTCTTCTAGCTTTATTTCTTTCATTTCACTGTTATCTGGTATGTAGGCTAGTTCTGATAATTCGAATGATACGTCTTCATTTTTGAATTGTTTTATCTTGGATTCTTTACACCAAATGATAAAACTTTTAAGTTCGTCTACGTTTTTGAACATAGAAATAGCTCCTAGATATTGCAGGGTTGTTATGTTTTTGGATTACCAGCCTAGATCTGAATAGTCGTCTGGTTCGTTAAAGTCATCTAAGGGATCGAAATCAGGATCATTTTGTATGCGCTCCATACGCTCGGCTTCTACCGCCTCTAGTTTATCCATATATTCGTTTGTGCCTCTGGATGGCTCTTTTAGTGTTTTACTTGCTAGAAAATGCTTGCATTCACGCCAAGCATATAGGACAGCATCGCATATATCGCTGTGATACTGATCTGAAATTTTAGGTCTTTCTGGGTTACGTATTTTCGACTCTTTATCCCATTGAACGAGCATGCAGTCGTCTTGGAAGGCTGATTTCTCGTAGGCTTTTAGTTTTCCTCTACGGAGATCGTCGTTAAGTAGCTCTATAAACTCTATCTTCCTGTTTTTTTCTGCTGCTTCTAGATTGATGCCATGTCGCTGGCGGATTTCTTCTTGAATTTTCTTGCCGAGGGCTCCGGCGTCTAGTACCATTTTAACAGGTTTATAGTGATCTTGCAAGCGTTTTATTTCTTTTACTAGAGATGTAATGTCTTGTTTTGCCTTTAGATATTCATCTACTAGATATACTTCTTGAGTTTCGTAGTTGTACGCTAGAACTGCTATTGCGTCTGAATCGTTGTATCCGATGTCTACTCCGAATATGTATTCGTATTTGATTTTAATGTCTTGATCTGTGTGAGATGGGAGAGTTTTGTATAGGTTTATGTTGTTGTTAAATTTGAATACTAGAGCATCTAGGTCTTCTATCCATATTCCGTAGGTTTCACGTTGGTAGGATGGATCTTGATCTGATATGCCTTTCATGAGACGTTCTTCTGTTAAAGTCTCTTCTAAGTCTAGTCTAGGTGGTTCGTGCATATGAGGGTTGTCGAATGCTGTCCAGTGTACGTTATGCCAGAAGTCTGAATTTGTTACTTCGTAGAAATATCCGGTCTTTACTGGACCTGGGGTTCCGGTTATGTATAGTTCACCTTTTAAGTCTCGAAGTGCTGGTGTGATTACGTCATTTACTAGGTCTTTGATATATGATCGGAAACTTTGAGCTTCGTCGATGTAGCACTTTCTTAGTTTTTTTCCTCTGTGCTTTTCAATTTCGGATCTGTCTTTGGCTCCTTCAATTAGAAGCTTAGATCTGTTTAGAGGATTGGTTATGCTTAGACGAGTGTTATCAATTTTAAATGGAAGGTTGTTGTCTTCTATGATTTTGATTAGATCTGCCCATATTATGTCACGTGCTGCTTGTTTAGTTACAGTTATGTATAGGCATAGAACATCAGGTTCGTTTTGAATTGTTTCTAGAGCGTCTGCAGCTATTCCAATGGTTTTTCCTGCTCGACGTGAACAGCATGCTGCTCGGAATCTCGGTCCTTCATTTCTAAAGAAGTCTACTTGTTTTTGAAAACAGTGATCTTTAAATTCGAATGGAGTCATAGCCATAATCTTGGCGTTTTCTTCTTCTCTGCGTTTGAGTTCAGCTATGACTGCCAGTCGATTTATTTTATTAGTCATTATTTAGGTCTATTTACTTTGTTTAGTGCTGGATTGTTTTTAGGCTTTTTAGCTTCTTTTTCTGTAGCAGCTTGTTTGCTTTTACTGAATTTTGATTCTGGTTTAAAGAATGCAATATTAACCATTGGTACTATTACAATATCTGTAGATGTTGAAATTTGTATAGCTGCATATTCTTCTACTATTTCCATGTCGTATCCTTTGTACGTTCCATGGGCAATGTTTTTAAAGTTTTTTACGTATTTTCCATCAATCATTACATCTTCATGAGTTCTTACCTGTACAATTTTCATAATTTCTCCTTATTTGTTTTTTAAAAATTTCTTAATTTCTTCTAATGGCACCATATGAGATGCTGTGTTTTGATCTCTACGACCTGCGTATAATACTCCTACTACATTTCCGAATTTATTTAGAACTGGAGATCCTGAGTTTCCACCGTAGGAAATGACATTAATATGGTTGGATGACATTGATACTACGCATAGTTGTTGAATTAATTGTTCTAGTTTAATTAAAGGCATTTTAGGGTTAAGCTTTAGTAAGTTTTTAATTTTTCTAGCGTTTTTTGCGCTGCATACTTCTACTAGTTGGATTGTTGTCGGACCTACAAAATATCCTGATTCGAACGATAAATCACGTAGACCTGGATGTCCGATTAGATGTACTCTTTCTCTTTTTTCTAGGTTTGATGCGATAGATAGAGTTGGTACGTCAGATACTGCGTTCATTAAGCATAGATCATGCTTTGGATAGACTTTGTGAACTTTTGAAACTCGTTTGCGACCTTTGTAGTCTGTGACTACTAGGATATCTCCCATGGAGCAGATGTGTGCGTTAGTCATGATGAATTTTTTACCTGATGGAGCTTTTACCATGAAGCCTGTTCCACCTCTTCGACCTGCGTGGGTTTTTGTAATTTTTACTACTGATGAAGCTTTTAAATCGTATAAGTATTTATCGTATACTTCGTGAGATGTTGAGATGAATGCTAGTCCTACGATACATAGGATAAGTCCGTTTGCTAGTGTTTTAAATACTTTCTTCATTCTTTACTTCCTTTTGGTCTTGTGACTCTGCTTTAAGTTCTTTATTTTCTTCGTATAGTTCTTGAGCGATTTCTTGTAGTTTTCTGAATTCAATTCCTTGAGTCCAAAGGATAGCTACTAGTTCACTTTTCGATCTCATTTTAAATCTTTTTTTGAACATGTTGAATTGCTTTTGCATTTCTTTTTGTGCCATTTTTTCTAATTTTTTCTCTGCTTTTGCTTGCTCTTTATCTTTTCTCATGATTTGAGCCTCCTTTGATTTTGTATTTTAATATGATAGATAGCCATATTAAGTTTAGAAAATAGTTTGCTAGTAGTGGAATGTCTTGCTTTGGAAAAACATATGTTATTGCTGCTATTTCTCCGAGTAGCCATAGAAGTATAAGTCCCCATGACATTCCGTTTGCGTGACCTTCTTTTATGCATTTTACTACTTGTGGTAGGGGCGATAGGGAAAAGCATAGGGCAGATATCCATCCGAAGGTTTCTAAATTTATAATGTTAAAAAATTCCATCTACAATGCCTAGTTGTATAGCTTCTTCAGCGGTGATGTAGAAGTCTTTTTTGATTGCAGAGTCAAGCCAGAAGCTGTAGTCCATGTTAGAAAAATCTTCCATAGCTTTTGCCCATTCTTTTTCTTCGTTTTCCATTTGCTTGACGTAGTCTTGCGCTTCGGAGAGTGTTCCTGATATTCCGAAGGACGTCTCGTGATGCATTATCCAAGATCTGGAGCCTATTAATCGTTTATCGCCGGCGGCTAGAAGAAGGCAGGCTGCTGACATTGCGTGTCCGTAGCATTTGGTTATGATTTGACATTTTGATTCTTGAATTCTGTCTACCATTGCCAGGGCTTCGTAAGTTGAGCCGCCAGGTGAATTAATCTTTATAGTTATTGCTTTTTTTGATCCTGATTCCATTTCGGTTAAGGCTGCGTCGAGATAGTCGAAAGATACGTTGTCTTCGATAGCTCCTGTGATTTGAATGATTCTGTCTTTGAAGTTTATTCCTTTTTCAAAGCAGTATTCTAGTCGTAGGGATTCTTTGTCTACGTCGGTGTGCTTACTCTTTTGAGTCATTTGCATCCTTTTTATTTCCGTATCTTTTTTTAAGATCTTTAAACCATTGTAATTTATTACACTGTACTTTAGTTAATTTACTATGAAAAGTAAATTTTACTATTACATAAGATGCTATTTCATTTGTTATTTTATCTTCTATTTTATGTAATGCTAGATATACGTCTTTTCCTATTTTTTCATCTATAATATATGTTTCTAATTTATTTTGTCCTATCGCTACTACACAGTCTGATTTTTTTAGATTTTCATGTAAGTTTTCAGGTATTTCCATAGTACATGATAATAATAGTAAACTAAGAATCGCTGCTTTCATCTGAAGCCTCCTGAGGATGTAAAAGGTATGGATGATAAACTAAATTATATTTTGCTGCGAGTTTGTTTGACATATGAGTTGCATGCGTAAAAACGGCTGCTGAAGCTGGATCGTGATCGAAACAATTTAGTAGAAGCTTTCCGATTCCTAGGTTTCTAAACGGTTGTTTAACGTAGATGTAGTTAATGCAAAGAATTCCTTCGACTTTTCCTGCGTTGATGTAGCCGAAGATTTGCGAAGGATCTTCTTGGTCGCAGGCTATATAGGTTTCATTAGTCTTTAGAAGCCGTTCAAGAATTTTATGATGTTCTGCGTAGTAGATTGTGTTTGTGATGGATTTTGCCCAGAAGGAGGACTTGAATGATTTTAGCCAAGAGTTGAAGATGAAGCCGACGTCTTCTTGGTTTGCTTTTCGGATGCGGATGTTTGGATTACTCATGATTGCTTTCCTGTTGAGAGATTTGATCTATTAATAGTGATTTTTGGTTGAGGGAGTTGATTTCATCTTTTAATTCTTGGATAAAGTTCTGCAGTTGTTCTAGTTTAAGAACAGAATCCCCTAATTGTGAACATAGTGATGAGTATTGTTGATTTAGTTGTTGTTTATTTAGATGTGCTGTTTTCATTATTACGTATCCTGGTAGCGATTGGTTTTTTTATCTTCTTTTACACTGTTTGGTTGTTTTTAGGCTGCAGAGCTGTTGACAGCATGAAGTTACGAGCCGGGGGCGGTGGATTTATACTTTCTAAGTATTGTTAGTATTGCGCATGTTGATAAACTCGTTGCTGCTATATAGTCAATTTCCGATGATTGCCATAATGCCATTGTTATTAATATTGCATGATAACCAGTCCAAGTAATAAATAAATTTAATAGTTTGTTTTTCATTTCTACTCTTTTGGTTCTGGTAATTTTTTATCTGTTGCAAGCTGGGTAGCAAGTTGTAAAAGTTCTGAGTCTGATAAGTTTGACAGGTCTTGTGCTCGTGCTTGTTCTCGGTTTTCTTTTTGAGCTTT